ACCGAAAAGAGGACCTAACCCACAGGGCTTGAATATTCCTATTAAAAAGGTTAAGGTCGCACGATTGGAGAAAATAAATGGCAGAAAAGAAAAAAAGCAAGTTTAAAAAAGTATTAAAAAATTCACCCTTAAACATTAAAGGTGCTTTTGAAGGTTATAAAAGATTAAGTAAAAATCCAACGGTTAAAAAAGCATTAAAAAATTCACCCTTAAACATTAAAGGTGCTTTTAAGGGTTATAAAAAATTAGGTAAAAAATTGCTGGAAATAAAAAAATAACAGGATATATAATGGCAGATATGGACAAGGCTCTTCCAAACGTTGAGCAAACTATAAATATACCTAACGAAGAAGATATTAACATCGAGCTAGAGGAACAACAAAAAGATCCTCAAGAACCTGTTGACGTTCAAGAGAACGAAGACGGAAGTGTTGATGTTAACTTTGATCCATCGCAAGTTAACCCTGGACAAGACGAAGGGCACTTTGCAAACTTAGCAGAATTATTACCAGAGAACGTCCTCGACCCTATAGGCTCGGAACTCTTTTCTAATTACGAAGACTATAAATCTTCAAGAAAAGATTGGGAAAAAGCTTACACATCAGGATTAGATTTATTAGGATTTAAATACGAAAGTAAAACAGAACCATTCAAAGGTGCATCAGGTGCAACACATCCTGTACTAGCCGAAGCAGTTACACAATTTCAAGCACTCGCTTATAAAGAATTGTTACCAGCAGGTGGACCTGTACGTACACAGATCATAGGTCAGATCTCAGCTGAAAGAGAGCAGCAAGCAGCGAGAGTCAAAGACTTTATGAATTATCAAATCATGGATCAGATGAAAGAGTATGAAGCTGAACTTGATCAAATGTTATTTTATTTACCCCTATCAGGATCTGCATTTAAAAAAGTTTATTATGATGAGATCATGCAAAGAGCAGTTTCTAAATTTGTACCAGCTGATGATTTAGTTGTACCTTACACAGCTACATCTTTAGATGATGCAGAATCAATTATTCACGTTGTTAAAATTTCTGAGAACGAATTACGTAAACAACAAGTAGGAGGTTTTTATAGAGATATAGAATTAAATCCTTCTTATGTAAATGAATCAGATATAGAAAAAAAAGAACGAGAATTAGACGGCACAAGAAAAGGTAGAGATGAGAGAATTTTTAGTCTTCTTGAGTGTCACGTAAACTTAGACATAGACGGATTTAATGATGTTGATGCAGAAGGTCTGCCAACAGGAATTAAACTACCGTACATCGTTACCATTGAAGAAGGATCTAGAGAAACTTTATCTATTAGAAGAAACTATGAAATAGGAGATCCTTTAAAAAACAAAATAGATTACTTCGTACACTTTAAATTTTTACCAGGACTTGGCTTTTATGGCTTTGGATTAATTCACATGATTGGTGGATTATCTAGAACAGCAACATCAGCTTTAAGATCATTGTTAGATGCAGGAACGTTATCAAACTTACCTGCCGGATTTAAAATGCGTGGTATAAAAATGAGAGACGAGAATCAACCGATTCAACCTGGAGAGTTTAGAGATGTAGATGCTCCTGGTGGATCTCTTAGAGATGCTTTCATGCCTCTTCCTTTTAAGGAACCATCGCAAACCTTATTATCGCTTATGGGTGTCGTGGTACAAGCAGGTCAAAGATTCGCTTCAATAGCAGATCTGCAAGTGGGAGACGGGAATCAGCAAGCTGCAGTGGGCACGACAGTTGCTATGCTTGAAAGAGGGAGCAGAACAATGTCTGCCATACATAAAAGATTGTATGCCTCTATGAAAAAAGAATTTAATTTATTAGCAAGAGTTTTCAAATTATATCTACCTCCAATCTATCCATACGATATTGTCGGCGGTCAAAAACAAGTCAAGCAATTAGACTTCGATGATAGAGTAGATATATTGCCGGTTGCAGATCCAAACATATTTTCTCAAACTCAGAGAATCTCCCTAGCCCAAACGGAAATGCAACTGGCTTCGTCCAATCCACAACTACACAATCAGTATCAAGTGTATAGAAATATGTATGAAGCGTTAGGTGTAAAAGATATTGACTCTATTTTAATTAGACCNCAACCACCAACACCAAAAGATCCTGCATTAGAACATATNGATGCATTAGGTGGAAAACCTTTTCAAGCTTTCCCTGGTCAAGATCANAGATCACACATTACTGCTCACTTAAATTTCTTAGAAACAAACATGGTTAAGAACGCACCTGCAGTTGGAGCGTCTATACAAAAAAATATTTTAGAACATATTAGTTTAATGGCACAAGAGCAGATTGAATTAGAGTTTAGACAAGAGTTGCCACAACTAGCACAGATGATGCAGATGGCTCAACAGAATCCACAGATGCAACAACAAGCTATGGCTATGCAACAACGTATCGAAGCTAGAAAAGCTGTACTAATTTCTGAAATGATGGAAGAATACATGAACGAAGAGAAAAAAATTACTTCACAATTTGGAAATGACCCTATTGCAATGTTAAGAGCTAGAGAATTAGACCTTCAAGCACAAGAGAACAACAGAAAAAAACAAGAAGGTGAAGATAGAATTAACTTAGATCGTATGAAAGCGATGATGAACCAACAAAACGTAGATGAGAAGCTAGATCAGAACGAAGAACTAGCACAATTAAGATCTGACACGTCTATTAAGAAAACAATTTTAACAAGTGAACTTAAAAAGGACAATTAATGATTAATAAAAAAGAAAAAAACACTTTAAAGAAGCATAAAAAACATCATACAACAAAACATATGGCATCAATGAAAAAAGATATGAAAAAAGGCATGACTTTTAATAAATCGCATAATAAAGCTATGCGAAAGGTTGGAAAATAATGGCTTGGTTTGGTTTAGCAAAATTAGCATTCTCTGCTGGAAGTAAAATCTACGCTAATCGTCAAAAAACAAAAATGGCTATGTCTGATGCACAATTAATGCACGCAGAAAAGATGGCTAGAGGCGATGAAGCTTATCAAGGCAAATTATTAGAGTCTAGACAATCCGACTGGAAAGATGAGGCTGTTTTAATTATATTAAGCACACCTATAGCTATTTTAGCTTGGGCAGTGGTATCAGATGACCCTACAGCAATGGATAAAGTAAAGCTATTTTTTGAAATGTTCTCAGAATTACCTAAATGGTTTACTAACTTATGGATACTTGTAGTTGCTAGTATTTATGGTATAAAAGGAACACAAATATTTAAAGGAACAAAAAAATAATGGCAATATTTAAAAAAATAAAAGAAAAGTTTAAATCTAAATTCTCTAAAGCTAGAGAAGATGGCAAAAAAACTTTTAAAGGTGATTTTAGTAAATCAGTTCCTGGAGGACCAGGACAAGTTACTGCAGGTAAATTAGAATATTCTACAAAAACAAAAAAAGAAGTAGCAGACAAAATTAAAAAAGACAAAAAAAGATCAGGTCAAAGACCTAATGATCCAAGACCTGCTCCTAAATATGAAAAAGCAACTGGCACTAAAGTAAGTGCTAGAGGACAAGCTTTTGCTAAAGCTAGAAAAGAAGGAAAAGATTCATTTACATTTAATGGTAAAAGTTACAGCACAAGACTTAAAGGTGAAAAAAGACCAGCTACTCCAGAAATAAAAAACCAATCAGCAAAAAAATCTTCTGACAAAAGAATTTTAGCTAATACTGGCGGAAGAGCTAATCTTAGAGGCGGAGGCATGTCACAAAGAGGTTTAGGTAAAGCATTTAAAAATGGAGGGAGATTATGATGTTAAGAAAAGATAAGAAACAATATGGAAAAATTACATCAAAAGACCTTAAAAAAAGAAGAATTCAAAAAAAAATTGATGAGATAGAAAATAAGGAGGTTAAAGTTGGCCCCGCAAAAGAATCTAAACCTAAACTTACCGACAAACAAATTCGAAACAAAAGACGAGGACGAGAGCTAATTGAACAAAAAAAAAAACAGGAAAAACCATCAAAAATTTTTGAAGTTATAAAAGAGATAATAAAAACTCCGTACTATATAAGAGGTGGAAAAAGTAAAGGCGGAAGAGCTAATCTTAGAGGTGGCGGAATATCACAAAGAGGTTTAGGTAAAGCTTTTAAAAACGGTGGAAGATCATAACAATTAATAACTAGGGAGGATAAAATATGACAAAAGATTGGTTAAAAGGAAGAACAGTTACAAAAGAACAAAAAATTACGAAGCATGAAAAAGAAAAAGAGATAGAAGCTACAGATGCGCTTTCTTCTCAAACAGTTGAAATAAAAAATGCTAAAAGAATGTTATCGTCTAAATCAAAAAAAGCAACTTGGTACTAAACTAGAAAAGGAAAATAATGCCTGGAAAAGAAATAAAAGGAAGAAGTAAAAGAGCAATGTATAGCAACGGTAAGTTAGTTGGTAAACAAAAAAAATTAGATGTAGCTCTACCAAAAGGAGTTTTAAATACAGCTGATTTTAAAAAACTCGGTGAAGCGGGTAGTAGAAAAAAAGTTATGGGCGGCGGCATG